CTTTCCAAAGTTGATCGATAGCGTCATGATCTTCTTGTGTAATGTCTTTTCCGAACCATATATGTACTGCTTCTAGAATTGTTAATGAAACAATTTCTGGAATAGTGGCATCGTATCCTTCAAAGTCTCCAGGAAGAAACTTGGTCGCTTCACCAAATCGTGTTAGTCGATCATAAAGCATTTTCCACTGTTGAGAATGTGGGTTTAGACCTACTGCACTGAAAGTACCAGATGGATCATCTCGCAGTGCTTCCAACAATGCGCCAAAATATTTTCTTGTGAGAACTAAATGAGTGTGAGGGGCTGCCGAGAAAAGTCGTGTTTTTCCTTGATCTACTTTTTCAATTGGCCGACGTTCATCTTTCAACAACATGGTAAAAACCCAATCAGGTACTTCACCACGTCGTATTTTCTGCTCATCACGTTCTATTTCACTTCCAAATTCTTTGGTAGGTCGATATTCAGCATCTTTGCAATCACATAACTTCTGAGCACCACATTGAGTGCATTCATAATCGGGCCATTTACCTTTACCAGGACGGTTTTGTTTTCCATATCCAGCACTAGCGGAAAAATTAATCTTGGCCATATGTTTCCAATGTTTGACTCCATTGATAGCTTGGTGAGTAGTTAGAATACAAGGTTTAACGGGCTTTGGAATGTGAGCAGCCAAAGCTTCAGCACATTCATGCATAATTTCACGATCTTCATCCGTCAGTGTAATGTTAGGTTTATCAAACTTAACTATACCAATTTGAATTGGAGCTCGTACTGCCCCATCCATCAAAAATGGTTTAAGAGCAGCAGGTTTCGTTGTTGGTGGTGTCACCAACAGATCACTAATTAAGCTAGGCATAATTTGAGTCTTGTTTGGCATTCTAACCATTTCGTCTTTCTCCACTGTTTTTACAACTTTGAGGGCACCAGGAAATTTAAGAGGAACTCGGCTTTCAGAAAACAAACCGGCTTCAATTTCATCCAAACTGGGTAACAAATGACAAACGGCTTTGCGACCGTTTCCAGCCACATGCAATCCAATAATCTTCTTAGGAACTCGAGAATTGCTAAGTACATAAGGACTACCACAATCTCCACTGGAAGAACTAATCTGGACGATTGCGTGTTTCGCTAATTCGACTTCAACATTACTAGCTCGGTCGGTGTAAGTCACGGACTCTTCTAGAGTAGCTGTTCCCGAAGTGCTCACTTCATTGCTAGATCGCACTAAAGTAACATCTGAAACATTAGTATTGTAATCGATAGCTGAATTGAGATGATGCATAATATCAGGAAACATGGGAACGTTGTTCACTTTGATTCGAAAAGAAGCTAAATCTTCAGCAATACTCTTGACGACTAAATCATCAACAATAACTAAAAAGACTTCACCTTTATTTGTTTCAAATCGCAAATATTCCAGTTCATCAGGCCGATTCGCGAAAAAATGCAGCGCAGTAATTCCTAGTCTATCTTTCAGCATAGTACCATGAACTAAACCATAACGTTCTGTTTGTTCTTTATCAGTCCATTCCATCTTTACCAAATTCTTGCGAACTGACAAAATAATAGATTCTGCATTGGAGTCGGATCGTTGAGCGTTCATTTGTCGCAAATTTATCACTTTTCCTTTAGGGAAAGAAGTTTTAGTGCGGCGATGATTTGGTGTACGCGTTTGTGGATCTCCACTCGACGTCAACGCTTCTGCTTTAAGGTTTACTTTGGTAAATATTTTGTACATAGCGATACCAATTCCCAGTATAGAAACAACAGATAAAATAGCTGCTCCTATTTTCCAG